TTCCAGAAAATGTGGTCAATTACAATTCGCTGGTCTTTAATCTGTTTTAGTGGATCCAGAGCTCCCTCTTGGCCGGGTTCTTCTCCGCTAGCCTCAGTGCCTGGTAACTCGACATCCGAACCGGGTGTTGGGGGGAGGGAGATTTCCTCGGTGTCGGTTTCGAGGCGCAACCATGCTTGCGCAAGACCAGGTACCAGTCGGTCCTGTACACAGTGCCGCATGACTGCATCGAAGTTATCGCATGGATCGTCCAAATCTTGGGTAATGCAACGTTGGAGAATGAGCGCAGCGACTCGTCCAATGTCATCTTGATAATCTGTATACTTCCTTGATACAACTGGCTTTGGTAGTTGGGCATACAAAGCGCTTTCAAGGATATTTGTATTAGCGTAGAAGATGTTGAACCACTTAGACGTAGCATTCATTGTATCACGTTCGTCCAAGAAACGCCGCGTTACTTGACGAGCACGTTCGTAGAACTTTTCCAGTTCTTTCTCTGCAGCAGCAATCTCTGCAGACCAGCGCTCAACTGGAGTCAACGCATCTGGATCTTCGACTGTACCACCACCTGCAGTTGTATTTGCAGTGGAATACGATTCTGTTTGTGCCATGGTTATTTCCCAATACTTAACTGTTGGAGCCAATTAGCTTTATCAAACATCTCATCCAGTTTTGTAAAGTCAGCTTGCTCAAGTGGTATCCCACGATTACGTAAGGCTTTGATTAAGCCTAAAGACTCAGCACCGGGCGCTACTAATGCACCTGAAAAGCTATTAGAATTTAGCTGTACGGGCCCAAAAGCCTTTAATTCGCCATAACTAGATGTATCCCAAGAACGTGCTAGTTTAATACCTGCAGCACGCTCTACAGGATCTTCAGATGTAATTAACTTATATGCTCCAGCTTGAGGATCAAGGCCAAGTTTATCAAACATTGCCCCATACTTAGCATACAAATTACCTATCTCTGGATCATCTGAGCTATACTTTACTGCACGTTGCCCTTTAGGACTTGCTAAGTATTCCTTAAAGGACCCGAACATGCGTGGCTTAAACCCCGCAGTATCTGGCGTAGAATTAAAGCTAAGTTTATCTGCCAAACGCCCCTGCGCAAGTTCTTGACTAACTGGTTTATTTTGATAGCCGCCTTCTTCAAGTAACTTAGGCGCGCCTATACCATGCTCAGCACTTGGGGTTAATACATCATGACTATACAATGCAGTATTAGAATTCCGTGGGTCAAACGCACCGGGTTTATTTACTAGCAATAAATTTTTACTAGAACCACCAAACGGTTCAAACATAGTTTTTGGTTGTACAGCCAATGACGGATTATACAAATCAGGTAAAAGCTTATCTTTAAAAACATCATTAACTGTAGTTGTATGTGTAGCTAATGTTTCAGCATTACGGGCTAAAAGCTTTTCTTTGCGCAACATAGCTGGGAGCAATAACATTGCATGACTTGCAGCGCCTACTCCAGGCACTAATCCAAGTGCTGAAAGTCCCATATCTACGTACTTATTTTCCTTAGCAGCTTTCTTGTAATCACGTAATGCTTGGGCTACATTTAAACCAGGCACAAATGACGCAGCTACTTCAGTACCTAGTTCTGGTAAAGACGGTGTGCCTTCACCAGTTAGATATGAGTAATCAGACATTACCCAATCCTCCTCATTTGACCGCGTCTTGCTTCGTTGTCTTCAAACAAATTACTTAGATTAAAACCGGACTCAGTTAGAAGTCCCAAGGGCGAGTTTCTAGGTAATTCTTGGCTGACTGTGGGAGACAACCCCATAACACCACAAGCGACGGCAACATACCGTAGACAATCGCAATAGTCAGAAGCCCAATCATGGACTGGGACATCAGAGAAGATGAGGAGGTTGTCATTCCATTCTCTCCTATATGCCTTCATTGCCTCAAGGAGGTCTCCAGTAGCACCCTCGTCTACATGAATACGCGGAAATAGCCTACGAACGGCGGCAATACCGTCCCGGACCTTATGATTGGGGACGATTCGCGGTGTGATTCCTTCATGGAGGAATTGTTCAACAACTGAGCGCCCTGTTTGCAAATTCTTTGCGCGCGCATCGTGTGGGAGCCAGACGTCACCTACTTCTCCTGGAAACTGATGTATCTTCTCAATGTGGTAAAATATGTCTACACCAGTGGTCATCTCGCATGCAACAAGCCGAAGGGACCCATCTTTCCCTATTTGGAACCAAATACAGACAGTTGCGTCAGTAAACCCCAGGTCAAAGGCACAGTGAGTGGGGAGGTTAGGATCATAAAGTCCACCAACCACTGTACGACCCTCATGAAACATGAGGTTGACCTCAGTCGCATAGATCGCACCCTTCAACGCCGCGTCAAAACTACACTCGTACTCCTGCGCATACTCTTCCGGGTCCATGTCCCGCTTAAGTGACTCTAATTCTAAACCCGGAATTATACCACTCTCACTAGCTTTAAGGGTTAAGTGGAACCAGTCAGCAGGATTCTTTTTTGCTTGTTGGACAATGTCATAGAAGAGGTTCTTGCCCCTAGGAGTTGATACAAACACCGACCATCCGTTCCTGTCAGATAGCGCAGGTCTGATAACTTGGGAGAAGACAGAAGGCTTAAACAACGCATATTCATCGTTGACTGTGCCATCAAGGTACATACCGCGGAGTGAATCGGCGTTATCTGCGCCAAGAACGTAGATGGTAGCTTCATTTTTCAGTGTTACTTTTAGTTCTGCTTCTTGGGGTGGCTTGCCGAGATAGGGTTCTGCAAAATCTTTAAGATATGTCCATGCAACACGTTTAGCCTGACTGTAGGTAGGACCGACGTAAGCAAGTTGTGGTTTGTGCAAACGGCATTCAAGACCTCCGAATATGAGGTCATTAACAAGCGCAACTGTTTTTCCGGCTCTACGGTGAGTGTTAACGGCGGCAAACCGCTGTTTACGGTTGTGGAGAGGAATGAACTGCTCTCGTGGGACATATCTAAGTGCCATTATGGGGCCGAATTGCGTAAAGCATTGATGATCCGTGTAGCGTAATCTGGATTTAGCGCACTTTCAAGATTATCATATGACATAGTTGGTGATATTTCTGCGCGTATAGCATCTAGCATACGTAGTCGTTTTTGCACTGCGCGAGCTTGTTGCTCACCTAACAGATTTTGGTATAGTTTATACGGCGATGTACGTTCTTTTGTCATGTTATACAAATTGTATAACATAGTTTGATCTACGTTATACAATTTGGCAAGATCCGCGTAGAGGTTATACAACTTATCACGTTCTGGAGCAGTAAGTTCGAACTGCTTTGTACCTCCACCACGTGGCATACCAAACATACGTTGTTGGTCATGCATAAGCTCATGCATTAGCGTACTAATGGCACCTTCGGATGGGGAGGTAAGGAGACTATCGACACCGAGTAGTATACCCCGAGTAGAGGGACTATACATACCGCGGTTAGTACTTTTTGGGTCTACGTGCACGCGTATATTTTTTAGGTCTGGGTGCTCAGCAAACAACTCAGGATGTTCTATTAAATCACTAAGATAATGCCGTCCAGGCAAAAACAGATCTGTATTACTAGCACGTATTGCTGCACCTTGCTGTTGAAGTGGGTCTAAGCTAGCTACAACTTGCGCCTTCTCTGTAGGCGTATATTGCATATTCTTATTTGGTTTGAGCCCAGCATCCGAAACCTCCCGCACAAAAGAAAGGTTATGCGGGGCATCCAAATTGGCACGTATGGCAGATGGTTGTGTTGGTACAATCGCACGACCAGTGTCTTGCCATGCCTCGTTCTCAGTAGCACCTAGACGCAACTTCCTTAGGAGCTCTGCCACTTTAGGGTCCGCTAAGTTGACGCCAAGCAGCATCGCCTTAGCAGTAGGTCCAGCATGCGAGACAGCTGAACCAGCTGTTCCGAAGGGGAGCATCCCTGCTGCATCGATCACATCTGAACCACGTGAGCCCTGGACGTCAGATCTAATCCTCGGAATCCCTGTCCCCGGCTGCATCTCGAACGGCAAATTCCCATGAGACCAATTCGACAGCTCATGCAAGCCCCCTTCTGAAACTAACCCTCCAAGGGTGGGGCCGTCTAAGGCTTTAGAGAGCATAGAACCAGGCTCGAATACAGGGAGCTTAGTACCAACCTCCTTTGCCTTGCGCAAAGCACTCACGACGGCGTCTAACCAGCCCGTGCTTGGTGTTTCTTGGAGGAAATCCATTAGCTAGATACTCGAGGCAGTACGTCTTGAATATCAGAATCGAGGGGACCCTCCTTGTACGCTAGACGATCACGCGTCAACCAGGGAATATCAATGATCACTT